GGTAGGGCAGACCGTATTTTCGGTGAAAAATTTATGTTCTTTAGTAATTGCAGATACTTTTTGTGAGATCTTACCCCTAAGATTATTAAGTTTAACTAACTTATCGCCAGCACCAGTAACTTCTTGCATCTGTTCCTGAAGAGTCTCCATCTTATAGTTGAGACTCTCATTGTTTGAGATATATTCATTCTCTTCATCCAACAGTTTGTCGATCTTTGCCTTATTGGAATCTATGTTGGCATGTCCGCGACTTTCCAACTCCTCAATAAATTCTTTTTGCATCTTCATCTTATCCTTAAGATTTGTCTTCTTAAGGTCTAAAGATTTTGTTTGTTCTTTTTTCTCTCTGATCTTATCTTTGATCAGGTTGCTCATTGCAGAAAAGATGCGAATGTCTAACAAATCCTCAATCACCTCACGGCGATTAGCAGTAGTCAGTTGCATAAACGGCACAAAGGTGCTGCTACCCAGAATAACAATCTGAGTAAAAGACTTGTAGTTTAACTTAAGAATATTTTGTTCTAAAACTCTTTGATTTGCACGATCATCTGCTTGTTTGTGCAGAGGTTTTCCATTAACCTCAATATCAAAAATATTTGGTTTGATTCCCCTTCTAATCAAATATTCTCTGCTATTAACAGTGAATTCTAATTCAACCAAACAATCTCTTTCGTTGGTCGTATTAACCAATTGCGGTTTGTTAATTTTACGAAATGGTTTATTAAACAAGACAAAAGTCAATGCATCAAGCACCGTACTTTTACCCGCGCCATTAGTTCCTACTATTAGATTGGTTTGATTTTCTTCAAAGTTGATTTCAGTTTCATGATTGCCAGTGGATAAAAAGTTTTTCCAGCGAATCTTTTTAAAAATAATCATTATCTAGTAGGTTTGGGGGGAATAACGATATCGTCGGGTGTGATCACAGTATATTTGTAATTATAATGCTTACACGTTGTTATGGCAAGCTCATCATCAACTTCTACAACTTCCATCTTCTTTTCATATTCTGGATCAAACTCCAGCATCATTGCATATCTAGTTGCATCATCTTCCTCCTCAAACAGAAAGAGGACTTTATCACCATACTTATCTTGTACGGCATATGCACCGTCATCCTTTCTGTCTTTTAGAGTTAGAAGAAACATTACTCTACCTCGCAGGCTTGTCTGTAAAGGTCTTGGAAAATATTCTTAATGATATTTTTATCAAACTCTACTTCAGATTCTTCGATGTATCGATTTAGAATTGAGATTGTATTTTCTTCTTCATCCACCTCAAAATCTTCATTTTCATGAATTTCGAAATTCTCAACAATTTTTAAATCTTGTATTCCAACATGATATAGTTTGTCGATAAATTTCTCAAATTCTTTTGGATTTGATTTTTTACGAACAATAATCTTTACAATTTTATTTTCATATTCGGATGCATCAAATAATTGATGTGGGGTATCCTCATAATAGATGTTATAAAATAATTTATACGGATTATTGATTTGAGTGAGTTCTAATGTTTCCGTATCAAAAATATGAAACCCTCTTTTATCATTTACATCATTCCAGAACATTTCATACGGGTTACCTAGATAGAAGATTCGTCCGTCGTCACTTCGTGTATGGTAGTGACCAGAGAAGACCTTTGTGAATTTCTCAAAGAGGTTGCACTCCATACCGTCTTCCATGACGTGTCCGCGATGCGCTCTAAATCCATTGAGCTCAAGGTGCCCCATCGCACATACGCTAGTTGTACTTTTAATAGCGTTGACAGTATTCTCAAAATTTTCCGCATTAATCCAAGGAATAAACAATACTTTAAGGTTATCTAGAACAACTTCCGCAACTTCACTATATGTTTTTATATTTGAGTAAGTTTTTAAAAGTAATCCAGGTGAATTTACATTATTAGTATTCTTATAATAGCAATCATGATTACCAATAATCATATGTGTTTCGTACTCAGAAAGAGGATCAAACACAACACGCTTCGACCATTCTAGCGATTGATAGTCGATTGACTTTCGACTATCAAAAGCATCACCCATATGAACTACTGCTTTAACACCATGCTCTTTCAGCGCAGGAAAGAAGATATTTTTATAAAACAGTTCGAAGTAATCGTGAAGATATTTTGATCCCTTTCGGCATCCATAATGAGTATCGGTAATGATGGCAACTTTCATCGATTAGTCTTATACTGGATATTGTCCTTGATAGTATTATAGTCCGAACTGCTGCCAGAAAGCAAGCTATCGTCAACCATCATAACCTCATCAAATCCAGTTCGCTCAATGATTTTGGTTTTAATATCCAGTTGCTTCTTCTCCTTCTGAATGCGTCTCAGGAAGGCATAGTGAATAATCTGAGTAAAGTAAGCAAATGGGTTCTTAGATTTCTCTGGATCAAAATTATGAATATACTGCACACAGTTTTCAATGCCATCAGAGATCATGTCCTCACGGAACATGTAGTTGACAAAGTTTGGTTTATATGACAAGTGCGTGGCAATCTTAAGAAAACACTCACCAAGATAATTTGTGATAGGGGGTTTACCTTCCCAGTGTTGAGATCTATCTGCCTTGGTTGGTTCTCTACCGTTGATACTAATGAAACTCTTTTCTACTTTTGATCTGTAAACAATCAGTGCTTCGAGCAACTCCTTGTTGTTAACATAATGTTCTGTCTTCTTTTTAGGCATAGCATTTTAGTCATTTATATGGGTTGTTTTAATTATAACACATTTTAAAGACTTGACAACATCAATGATTATGAGTAGAATACCTTTGTTAGGTTTGAGAGACAATTATAGCTACTTAGCTATCTTTATTATCTTGAGGAGGTAGTTTCTCTGGATCAGGACCTTTATATAAATCCTCTAGTTTCTTTCTTGCTTCTTCTACAGAAGCAACGTATCCCATTTTATCCGAAAGATCACTAACTTCTATTTTACTAGTTGATCTACTCATAAGTTCTTCTTCATCTGCTTCGAGATAGTTATTATAAATTTCAATTATTCTTTTATCATTACATTCTGTCATTGTTACAATCTTGTCGTAATTTACAACAAAGATATCATCATTAGATAATTCAATCCAAGGTTTAATTTTTATAACTACACCGTAATTATGAGTTACATGTTTAATTATTACTGGTGTTTGTAAGATAACAACCATGTTATCGTCGTTCGAATCTATGGAAGACAGTGCAAAGATTTCTTCCCCAGATACTAGTTTTATAATTGCGTAGAATTCATCTCCCATTAGTTTTTTAGCGGAATGTTTACAATATCATAATTAAAATTTTCTTCGTTATAAACTTTGATTCTTTCTATTAAATGATTAAGGGTATAATTTCTCCTTGATTTGTAGGAGATGTCATCAGCAATATCATATAGAGTTGCCTTTGTTTTGTTATTGCCTTTTCTGAGTACTCTTCCAATACTTTGCAGATTTCTAATTCTGGACTTTGAAGGAGAAGCAAAAATAACATTGTGGAGGTTCTTAATGTTAATTCCTGTAGAGAATGTGCCGTATGAAGCAACAATAATTGCGTTGTTCTCCTTCTCAGTAATCTCCCTTACTTTTTCTCGATCTTCTGTTGCTACACCACCATGAACAAAAAATACATGACGATTCTCAACACTACCATTATTTATTAAATCAAATAACGGTTGACCGTGTCCTTCTACTCTTGAGAAGAGGATTAAAGTATTTCCTTTTAGATCAAGGGCAAGGTTACGTATAAATTTGTTTCGTCGTTCGTGGTTGATAATATACTGAACTTCTTCCTCAAAATTCTCAAATTTATGTGCTGGGTGCTTCAGTAGAAGCACGTTAATATCTAACTTTGCAACATGTCCTTTTACCATCAGTTCTTCTGTTCTGATGATTTTGTATGAAGGACCAAATAATCCTTCCAATACCCATTTATGAGTTTGAGTACCGTCTAATGTTCCTGTAAAACCGTAACGGAATTTTGCATCCGCAAGTTTTGACATTATAGATATTAATGACTT